ATCCTGGCGAATATTCATACGACCAGGATTTCCAGCCCGATCCGGATTGACACGGTTGTTTGTGTTGCGCGTCTGTGTATTGTCCAAAAGAGTACTGTCGTACGCCTGTGTGACATAAAAAGCCGCCGGGCCGTCTCCAAGGTTGTCATCGCGGTATCCCGTCTCCTGGCGGTTCGTCGTCCGGCGCGTCTTCTGAAAGTCAGGACGGCCCTCGGGTGCGGTAAGGGCGCCACCTTGGCCCTGGCCACGATTCTGAATCGGGTCACGGTGCCACGCCTTGGTGGGTTTGGCGTGATGCGTAATCTCACCCATGGTGGTTCCACCATTCTTCACAAAGGCGGATGCAGGACCGCCCCAGTTTCCTGGAAGGTTGTGTAGGCGCTCCTCGTTCATGTTGTTGGGCAAAACCCGGAAAAACTGCTGGAAACCGCCAGCCGCCGGAACATTCGGATCCAGACCGAGACCACGACCAACATACACCTTGTCGGCCGGGTTCAGGTTGTTCATCTTGTTCGTCACATTTTGGCGGTTCGTCAGGTCATAGACGGGTTGTCCAAACGGGAACCGCTTTCCGTCTTGGGTCCAGGCGTCACTCATGTTCGGAACAGCCTCTTTGGGAGGAAGACGCCAGTCGCCAGAAAACCCACGGCCTGTGTTCGGCGCCGAGTTTTTCTTGTCGAGTTGGAAATCTTGCTGAGCAAACTGGTCCGTCTGTATGAGGTCCATACGAGTCAGCGGGACAGGGGGTTCGTCAGGGCCAGTCACAATCGTCTCATCCTTGGCGTCTCGGATTCGTTTCCCTGTGTAAACGAGTCCGACGACGGCGAGAAGAGCAAGCGGGTCCATATTACTTTACATTTAGATCTTTTTCATTCCGTAACGCTGAGCAAAAGAGTCAGACTGATAAAGAGCATAGGTGCTCACGGGGTCCTTGAGCTGGACACGAATCTCTGGTTCGACGCCATAGAGCACCGGGAACTCAAACTTTTGGGCCGTCCAGTATTTGTTGTTGCGGCTGGTTGTCTGAGACCGAAGTGCGTCATCGAGCATCACCATATCAACATAGTTGGTGTTTTTCGGGCCAAGCCAAATACCATTCTCGAGCATCAGATCGCTCGTGCCCAGGTTAGAACTCGGCATCCTTACATTGGGTCAGTATTTTTTTAGCGTGAGGTTCCATTACCGCCACGAAGCTGAACACGTTCTGGGAATCGAGAATAAAAGTTATTTTCGGGATCGCACGCCTCTGGAGTGTCACGGCACTGGGGCGCAAACGGACGTCCATAGGCCGCCTGAGCAAAAGCCGCCTGGTCATTCGGAATTGTGGTACTCGCCGTCGTGTAAAAATTGCGCTCGGCGTCACGAACCTTTTCAAAAGGGTGAATACGAGCCCACTCATTTTGAACCTCCTGGCGCATAGACGGATACCACGCTGCAGGGTCTTTATCTGTCGGCTCACCGAGGAGATAGTTGGCCATGGGGTTGTCGTAGGTTGGCATACTGATTCCCTTGATGGATGGCGTGACGAGTGGTACACGTGGTCCGTCAGGTATCATTCCCTTCATGTAAAACATGTACAGGACACCAATGACAAGTGCACCGAGTGCTATGACTCTTGGGTCCCGACGGATAACAAGCACAAGGATTGTGGCGTATATAATAAAGCGAGTCGTCGCTTCAACACGTTCCTTTGCAGTCTGGGTCGTCGAAGGCCAAAAATCCATCAGACTCTCTTTGCGAAAGAGGTCCTCCATTACATCATTCTGAGATTACTTTTTCGCCTGAGGCTCGAGAAAAGAAGACATGATGCTCTTGAGCATATCCTCGTTCAGTTCAGAGTTTCCATCCGTAATATCCTTGGCGCACTTTTGAGCAACCGACTCGATCATCGATAGCGTCTCGGCCGGCAGTGTCATGATGGTTGTCGCCAGAACATACAGCGTCTGAATGTACTGCCAAATGGTTGACTTGGTCGACTCGGGGAGATCGTCATTCCACACAGACGCAATGTTCAGACGCTTCATGAAAGGGATGGTGTCCGCGTGCTCCTTGAAAAACACCTCGTCGCGCGCCATCACATGCGAAATATGCGGCGTCACAGACTCCATAAAACTCGTCATCGGCTTGCGCGGGTTCGTCTTGCGCAAAATCTGAAAGTTGGTCTGGAACGACTTGAACGACTTTTCGTTGGGAAAAGTCAGAACCAGCTCGTCCAGAAACTGCTGGAGCATGTCATTGAATGCCGAAATGGTGGTGGCCATTACTGTAAGAGGGATATTTTACTTTATCTAAACTTCCAAATCTTAACACCCGTCTTATTTTCAAGAATTTTGTAATTCTTTTTTGCATTTTTTAGTTTCAAATTGAGAGTCTTTTTGTTTCCGGGGACGAATGGAATAAATCCTGCATGTCTGGCAATCTGGAGTTCACCCTCAATATTTTGCATCTTTTCAAAAGCCTTTACTTGACTGTTTAAGTTTTTCCAAAAATTCGCGCTCATTTATATATACCAAGAAAATTAACGAGAACGTGAAAGAATTCGAGCAGCCAGAATGTTTCGGCGCGTCAGAGGTGGCTGAGAACTTATTCGTGTCCTGAAAGCATTTGATGCCAAATAATTGGCAGTCATGTAATTTAATAAAAATCGACGCATATAAGGAGTCAATACATTTCTATATGGACCGAGTAGTTCTCTCAATGCAGCAGTTTGAAGTTGACGAGCGTGCGCTCTCTGATTCGCACTCATGTTCCGGGAAATATTTGCAGGGGGGAATGCGAGCATAAAAATATACTCAACCTCTCATCTTCTGTTATTACTCATTTATTAAATGTAAGAAATTAATAAGGTTCGGTCGAAATGGTTTCGCGTGTTCCAGTGCCTCTCGAGACGATAATGTACACGAGGACCGCCACCAAAAACGCAGGTTTAAAGTAGGCCGAGTTGGCAAGTTTCTCCTTGTTCATGGTCGCCTTGATGTGCACATACGCCACAACTGCCGCCCCCGCAAGAACAGCCGCCTTGAGTGGATCACGGAACCAGTCGTCCATACTACTTGTACTGACGAGAATTATTTCTTGTCTGGCGCGTCGTCAAATAGCGTCTCGTGATGTACCGGGACGGTTTTTGTCTCACCCTCGGGTGGTTTTTCGGATGGCGCAGTGGCTTCAGCGACAGCTGTTTCGACTGCTGTCGTATTCTCCGTCTCTGGAGTTGCCGCCTCTGGTTCTGCTTCAGTCACCTCTGGAGTTTCAGGCTCTGGGAGAGGATCTGGTTCCGGAAGAGATTCCACTGGGTCAACGGGTGCCGTCTGCTCACCCATGTCCAGGCCGTCTCCGAGAACCGAAGGAATATACGTGTCTAAAATTTGCTGCACGGGCACAAAATCTTCCACAACCTCGTGCACCGACTTGGAGATGCGCCCGTGAATCGCAGTCCGTCTGTCCGTCTCGGACATTTCGTCCACCATGATGTATGGGTCGTCATAAAGAGACTTGGCGACCGCGATGTAGCACGAGTGAACAAAGACGTCATTTGTCGGCAACTTGATGTTTAGTTTTTTCGACTCGGATGTAATTTTGACGGCCGACATCACCTTGACAAGAATGACAAAGACGGCTGCAAGCAAATTTGGAAACATCGCACACGTCTTGATGATGTTGTCCGTGTGCTGCTTGACAATGGTGTTGTTCCAGTTTTGCACCTCCTTGAGGAGCGCCTGGTATTGCAGAAGCACCTTGCGCCCCTGGGACAGCTTCTTCGCCTCCTGGAACAAGTCAAAAAATGCAGTCGTCATGACGGGCGCCATGGCACTCACAAGCTTAGCCATGTACTTGCGCTCAGCTTCAACAAGAACGTCCATTGATTATTAAAGCTTTTATTTTTACTTAAAGGAGCCGCACATGAAGCAGAAAATTCCACTGGCTTTGCGTGAACAAGTATGGTTGTTGCATCTCGGCGACAGGCTCTTTAAACATAAGTGCATGGTTTCGTGGTGCGAAAACATCATTACACCCTTTACGTTCGAGGTGGGGCATAACATCCCAGAAAGTAAGGGTGGGTCTACCGACCTAAACAACCTCAGGCCCATTTGCGCCAAGTGTAATAGGTCGATGGGAAGCGAATATACGATTGATGAATTTTCTTCTCTGTCTCAACGTCGAAACGTGGCACACCTCTGGGAGTGCTTCACATACACAAAAAAATCTCGTCCAAGTTTAAATGCCGATAGTTCCTCGTAAAAAAAGAACTCCGCGCCCAAAAACCTCTCCGAATATCCGTCTTCTCGTTCGAAAGATGATTGAAAATATGAAGGCTCATCGTAACCTTCAGGGACGCATGTCGGCTGCACGTACTCTTACGGCACTTCGTAAAAAATAAAGGTGTGAAACTTTGGTTTTTAAAATGGTAAGTGCGTACAAAGAAGCTTATACAGGAATCAAGTGTCAGTCTTACGATAAAAACTTTTTTAAATTTGGTCAGTTTTCTATCGTAATAATGTCATTCGAAGTTGTTAATCAATGGTACATTTGAATCAGGACAAGCACCTGGAACAAGAGTCCGATGCCGATCCACCAAAAGATGAAATCATCACGCCAGTCTCCTTTCGTGGCGCAGTCGCAGTCGTGTCGCCAGAGAGCCGGTACGTATGTCAAAACTGCGTAGATGTATGCTACATAAAACGGAATGACAAACATCAAATTTCTCAAGTACTGTTTCACGAACCTAGGCTGAACCAACAAAAGAATGGAAAGAGCAAGAGCCGCTACGGAATAGTACTTGATAAAGTCGCGACGCCAGTCAGTCGAAC